TGATGGTTTCGCCGGTCACTACGCCACGGTATTCACGGATAGGGTGGCCTTCTATGGTTGGAGTGGTACTTAAAATCATAACGTATGTTCTAAATAATTGAAAATTAAAAACTTATGCAGACTGCTTTTTTCTTGTGCAGTTTTTATTCAGGTTTTTCACGATTTCGGGCGTGAAGCCAGTCGCATAGAACTCCCCAGAGCCAAGGAGCAGCCAGTATGGGTTGATGTGGTAGTCACGTACCAGGAACTGAACCCATGACGGACGGAAACGACCGTAGTACTCGGCAGGCTCGTCTCTGAGGGACATGATGTTCCAGCGGTTGAGACCATACCGGTCTGTTATTGTCTTCAGACCGCCAATGCAACCATCAGCCTTCAGGCGGTCGATGGCAGAGAAGAAACGAACTACTATATCCACATCAGCGGACATCAGATTTTTATCTTCCATAATCTTTCTGTTTTTGATAGGCACGACTGAAAACACTTTCCAGCCTTGCCCGATGATTATTCAATCTTTGCGACCAGTCCTGCAACTGAGCCAGCGAGGGGCGAGAAGTCAGCAGCCCATCCACCTCGGAAGGGGTAAGCACTGGCAGGTATTTCTCGTAGGCGAGAAGAACACTAAGATACTTCATTCAAACACGAATTGCCGAGGTTGTTTCTTTCTTTTAATTTCATCAAAGCCACCTTTGGCAACATCAGCTAGACTTTTGTAGGTATAGAATGATGAGGATGGAAGAAACCCTTTTTTGTTTTCGATGGTAACACCTTCTGCGGATGGGATAAAGAGGAAACCTTCTACCTTTCCAGTTGTTACCTCGTTTCCGTCAATCGTGTCGTCAAGCCTGTAAGTCCTACCCTTTTCTTCACCTTCAAGTGAGACAAGAAATTTGAGCGTTCTTTGCAGTTCGTTTCTTCCACGAAACCTAAGATAGAAAGATTCAATCATCTTAGCTGAATTAACATTGTTTATCTGCCAGTAATACACCGTGTCTTTTTGCGGCTCAAAAACGGTGTAGCTAATAACTGGAGAAACGTCATAACTCCTAGATAAAAGAGTTTGCGAACGCACACCCACGCACGCAAGCGCAAGCACGAATAACATTATTATCTTTTTCATATTACTTTTCGTTTAAATGATTAATATTTCTTTCATAGAACTCATTCCAAGCCTTTTTCTTGATGAAGACGAAGAAGAGCAGCAGCCCTAGGGCGACCATCAGCAGCTGCAGCGGCTGGCGAAAAACACCGAACCCGAAAGAACGCTGGAAGTCGATGCAGAATGAAATCAGCACTCCGTATGTAGCGAACGCTCGATGCACCCAGCAGAAGCCATAGGCAAGGCTGACGATGATCCAGGCAATGAACCCGAACAGTGAGCAGTCGAATATCCACTCTGTGAGTTTTGCCCGAATGCCGAACGAGAGCAGAGTGCAGTGAACCAGCATTACAAGCGCACCCACTGGAGGGATAATGCCTATTATCAACCTGCTGGCTTTCCACAGCCAGCTTTTCCCGAGGGCGGCAAGAAGAACCTTCTCCTTCCGCTCTATGAAATCCTCATCTTTCATCGTTACTTAGAATTTTAGTTGATATTGTACCTTGAGCGAGAACTAAAGTTCACGCAACCACTTCTCGCCCGATTTCGTCTTAGACCAAATCACGAGACCTGTGCCGATAACCGCACCTATGAACATAAATAAAGTTGCTAGTTCCATAATCTAAACATTTGAATTATTATACTTCATTACATTATTAGCGAAATAAGCGAAGGCGAATGACGCTATGACACCGAAGGCAATAAAAAGGATATTATACAATCCTATCTCATCGCCAGTAATCAATGGTGAGAACCCACCAATGCCCGTTCCGCTTATAAACAGATTGGAGACACCGTACAGATACGTTGCAAGCAGCGTCCTGCGGTCGTGCTCTTTAATTAACTTACTAACCATACTTTTTCATTTTGCAAAGTTACAAAATTATTTCTGTCCCACAATGGCAAGCAGCGTTTTTACTTGACTTTGAAGGAACTCATTCTGTTCTCGCAGCAGTTTATTCTCAGCAGCCAAGGCAGCATCACTACCTATTGACTGGGAGACATTGGAGCTGTTCGAACCATTGACGTTTGAACCGAAAACAGCCTCTTCCATCTCGGCAGGGAGGGGAGGGGCACACTTGTCGATGATTTCCTTTATCTTTTGGATAAAATCAATTTTTATAGTTTTGCGACCAAGACGAGCCTGCACATTCTGTGGTGTAGTCCCCAGTTCTCTAGCTACATCGCTCATTGTCAAGCCCGAACGCTTTATATACTGCTTTAATTCTTCTCCACTCATAATTGTAAATCAATTTAAAATTAATTAAAAACTTATTAAAAACAACCACAAAACAATTGTTTTTCAATTTTCTTTTTGTATTTTTGCAACCGAATTACAAAGCGAGTTTAAAAACTCATTTGCAAAGATAAAGAAAATAATTTAAAATACAAATAAAATGGGAGAAAATTTTAATTATGATTTTCGAACACCGTTGCAGAAGCAGCAGGACGAAAGAAAGAAGAACATCATAGCGATGTTTGCAGATTTCCGAGCAAAAGCACCTGCCGAGACCTCAGACAGCAGAATAATGCTCGCAGTATCACAGCGTGTTGGTTGCACCCAGCAGAACGTGCGTGTTATCCTCATTAAGGCTGGATTGATAACACCAAAGAAGAGACGTGCAGCCGTGCGTAAATAATCAAGTAGAACCAATTTAAACATTCAGAGCGTATGAAGAAGTTTATCGAGATTATCACAAGTGACGAAGTAATAAGCCTGGCAGTTGCCATCGTATTAGTAACTTTAATCTTTTGGAGGGCTTAGTTATGACGAACGTAGAACCAAAGGTAGCGGATGCAGGCAGATACACCATGACAGAGACCTGCAAGGTGCTTGGCATCCATCGCAACACCCTGCGCAGATGGTTGCAGGCTGGTAAGATTAAGGTCAAGTTCCGCAGAATCGACAACCGCAAGGTTTTCGAGGGCAGCGAGATTAAAAAAGTCTGGAGGATTGTCCTATGAGCAAGTTATCAATCAATATGCGCAGGATGATCGTAAAGTACACAGACATCTGCTGGCTTATCACTAACTGGAAGGTGAACCGCAAGACCAGAAAGCAATGCGAACTAAACAACAAGTGCTACTTCGAGGCAGAGCGGAGAATCCAGTACAGAGAGTTTGAAGGCAACCTTTGCGTGGCACTGGATAACATACCGCTCATACCAGTGGACGAAATTGGCGACAACGAGGTATTGAAGTCGTGCCGTGAGACCTTCCAAAGTTACATATTCAATAAGAGAGGAGGTAACGAATGAAGAAGATAATAGAGGATTGCAGAGAGAAAATGTACGATGCCATTTGGCTGGAGTTAGACCGTGAACCGCAGCGACCAGCGGTTGCTAGGGTAGACATCAAGACCAAGGCAGGCAACATCTGCGTATGGTGCGACAGAACCGGGAACACAGCGGTCGTTTCGCACAAGAATAACAACAACGACAGCGAGCGGCTGGAGGAAGCTATCGAGGGTTGCGTTAACTATCAGGACGTGATGGACGACTGGCTGGAAGAGAACAGCCAATACGCAGACCAAGACCCGATGGACGCCTTCGAGGAAAGCAGGCTCGACAGCCTTATGGCTCAACTGGTTTGACTACGATGTTAAACAATTATTATATGGCTTTCTGCGGTGGCAGGGCAAAGGGCGCACGCAAAACTCATTTTTCAAAGGTTATCTAAAATTAGTTGTTTTTACCATGCAATATGCGGAAACGACAGCGTGCGCCCTGCAACGGAAGGGCATCCACCAGCAGCAGGCAAGGGGGGTAAGTTTTGGCAGTCAACTGGGGTTCGAATCCCCAGCCTTCCACTAGAGTTAATTAAAAGATTATGTTGAACAATAAAAAGAACGAATTATGGAAAATGAAATTATCAATGTTAGCGGTGGCGAAATGCTGGAAGCTATCAACCGCTCGGAGATTGACGGACAGATTGCAACAGCGCACAAGTTCCCGAGAGACATCATGCAATGCAAGCAGAATATGGTAGAATTAGCAGCCATGGACGATGATGTAGCCTACAACTGCTTCTATCATCTGGAGCGCAAGGACAAGGACGGAAAGACAACAGTAATCGAGGGTCCTAGCGTCAGGTTTACGGAAATCATTTCCGCATGCTGGAAGAACCTGCGCATCGCTGGTCGCATCATCGCAAACGATGGTAAGACCATCACGGCACAAGGCGTATGCCATGACCTAGAGAGCAACGTTGCATACTCTACCGAAGTAAAGCGAAGCATTCTGACCTCGAAGGGCTACACCTACTCGCAGGATATGCAGGTGGTGGTTGGCAATGCAGCTGTGTCGATCGCACAGCGTAATGCAATCTGCAAGGTCGTGCCGCAGGTATTGATTGCAAACGTGGTGAAGGAAGTGCAGGAAAAAGCACTCGAGCACATCAAGAAGGTTGGCGTGCAGAGCCAGTGGAAGAGCTGTGTATCCTGCTTCCAAGTGTACCAGGTAACAGACCTTATGCTGCTTGACTACATCGGGAAGAAATCAGCCGAGGAAGTTACGGCAGAGGACATCCAGAAGCTGGCTGGTGTGTACAACGCTATCAATGAAGGCACGACCACAGTAGAGGAGACCTTCAAAAAGCCAAAGCTGCAGGAATCCATCGCACAGCAGGCGCAGGCAGCAGCCGAGAGCGCACAGAAGAAGGCAGAGAAGGCAATGAGCCGCAGCCAAGGCAAGACTGGCACAGCAGCGAAGAAGTAGTTTAGTTTATAAAGTTATAACGTTTGCCCGAACCGCTACGGCACAACCTATGGGGTGGGCTCCCATCATAACCTACCAAGGGAAGCCGTGGCAACTTTTAAACATTCAGTAAAAATTATGGCAGAAAAAGAAAACAAACAGAAACACAAGAGCACCATCGACAAGTACTTTAGCAGAACCGCAGATGGTTTCAAGGCATGGGCAGAAGAAGCCGAAGTAGAAAGAAACTATCTGCAGGTTGCAGCAGAGACGACTGGAGACACAGACGAAAACGGAAACCAAGGATTCGATTTCCATATTGCCTACCACGGCTCGACCAATTTCCTCGCAAGCGGAATTGCACAGACAATGGAAAAGGACGGATTCCTTCGCCATCTTATTATCGAAGCAGCAAGAAAATTCTTAATGAAAACATTCAGACAATGAAACAGATAATCAAATATAAAAGCAGAGAGGAGTGGTTGCAGAACCGCTCAAAGGGAATAGGTGCATCAGAGGCAGGCACAGTACTGGGACTGAATCCGTGGGAGACCCCATACCAGTTGTGGAGACGCAAGAAGGGCATCGACCCACCAAAGGTTGAGAACTTTGCGATGGTTGCAGGACACCTGCTGGAGGATGCCGTGGCACAGTTCTTCAAGCGAGAGAGCCACTGCCACATCATCAAGGCGAGCACGGACGACTACACCATCACGAACACCGATACTCCGTATCTGCGTGTATCTCCTGACCGCACCTTCTGGAGAACCGGTGCAACGCACAACGAAGCGAGCAAGAGCATCCTAGAGTGCAAGACAACGCAGATGCAGATAGATGCAGACGACCTGCCTAAACATTGGTTCTGCCAGCTACAGATGAACCTCGGAGTTGGCGAATACAAGGATGGAGCACTTGCCTGGCTGACATCAGGCAGGGAGTTCGGCTACCGTGACATCGACTTCGACCCCGAGTTCTTCGGATGGATGAGGGACGAGATAACCAAGTTCTGGCTTGACTACATCGTGGGTAACCAAGAGCCGCCAGCCTACAGCGCACAAGACGTTCTCCTAAAGTCTCCTCTACATGTAGCTGGCAAGGAAGTGACTGCAACGAAGGAGATACTCGAACAGATTGCTAGGCTCAAGGAACTCAAGGTTCAGAACAAGAAACTGGAGACCGAGCAGGATGAGATTGAGGACAACTTGAAGCTGTTCTTCGGGGACGCAGAGAGCATCGTGGACGGAAACGGAAAGATGCTGGCAACGTGGAAAGCACCGAAGGCAAGCGAGAAGTTCGATGCCAAGGCTTATCAGGCAGACCATCCTAAAGAGTGTGCCAAGTACATCAAGCAGGTGCAAGGCGCAAGAAGATTGCTCATTAAGTAAAGGCAGGGCTTATGGCTAGCGTTCCTATATCAAAAACCGACCTAAGGAATATAATTCTCCAGTTAGGAAATTATATTTCCCTAGGTGGGGAAGTGACAGCACCGACCGACACAAGCCAGCGGAACAAAATCCGTATGGCTACCGTGCTCAAACGGAAGCTGGAAAAGAAACTATCATTATCAGAATAAAACATCATGAACGATTCATTCATCTTATACACATCATACTACGCTCTTATCGAGGGGCTGACCGATGAACAACTCGGGCAACTTACGAGAGCGATATTTCTCTACGCAAGGGATGGGAAGACTATAAATCTCGAACCAGTCGTGCGTATGGCTTTTGCTTTTATCAAAGACAATATCGAGCGCAATCAAGACAAGTATCAAGCCAAGTGTGAGAAAAACAGACAGATTGCACTTGAAAGAGAAAGAAAAAAGCGAGAGGCAAGAGAAAAAGCAGGGAACACGAACGTACACGAACGTGCACGAACGTGCGAAAATAACACGAACGTACACGAACGTTCACCTTATGATAATGATAATGATAATGAGTATGATAATGATGTTTCTAAAGAAACAAATATATTAGAACCTTCTAAAGAAGGTATTCAGAGTGCATCGGTCAAGACCGAAGCACCCGGTGGCGGCAAGGTTTCAAAATCTCAAAATATAGACTATGCTGCCGTCAAGGAATACTGGAACCGCAAGCATGATGAGACGAAGAGTGCGATGCCGCCTATTACGCTCATGACCGAGAACCGCAAGGTGATGGTCAAGGCAAGGGTTCGTCAATGCAAGGGAGACGTGAAAACTCTGTACCGGGTAATTGACATTGCGATGGCATCTGACTTCATGAACGGCAATAATAAGCATGGCTGGCTCGGAAAGTTCGACTGGATATTCGGTAATGAGCAGAACTTCGCAAAGGTGCTGGAAGGCAACTTCAACAACGAGCCAGCCGCAAGCCAGCAGCCGCAATCGGCAGCAGTCAAGGCGCAGGATCCTGCGGCAACGGCAAGACCGAGCATCGGGGAACTCTACGAGCAAGCCAAGCACCAGCAGCCAGCGAGCCAGCAGAATCAAGACAACAAGTTCCGGTGGGTAATCCAGCAGAACCTCGAAGACTTGAAGAAGAACCCAAACAACAAGCCAGCAAAGGATTCGCTGACAAGATACTACGAACGTGGAGTTCTGCAGCGGCTTGGCATCGGCTGGAAGCCCGAAAAATAACGAATGAGGGCAAGAGTACAATCTTGAAAGAAATTGTTGAATCTAAAAAGTAAAGCGTATGAATAAGTTAGAATACATTCCCGGAGATTTGGTAATGACTAATGGAGTGCCTTTAGGCACATCTAAGAATGTTGCTTACCGAGTAACATCATCAGACCCATCAAAGACTTTGGAGTTGGACGATGGAACGGTTACGAAAGGTGTTGTCTGCTTAGAGAACATCGAAGGTGCGGAATTTGGAGAGAAAGGCTATCTCTTAGGTGACTGCTGTGCTTGGGTTAAGGATATTGTTCCGATTCCTATTACTCAGAAAATTCTATGTAAGAATAAATGGGAAACAAATGATATAGACTATGATTATAGCATCAATGATAAGCTATACTTTCGTGCGTTCCCAGCAGAAAGGAAAGCAGGTTGTATTGAATTAGAAGTCTATAACAATATTGCTCCATCTGATAGCTATGACGTATGCCAAGATGATTTTTATCTTGGGGATATTTCTTACGTGCATGACTTGCAGCACCTTCTCTTCGGTCTAGGACTTAACATAGAAATGAAGGTGTAATGGAAGAAAAAAGTAATAGTCCACGGATGAGGGCAAAATCAGCCGCTCTGGGACGTTTTCACGCTTCGGGCGGTAAATTGTAAGGCAAACAGAATTTAAACGCTTAAAACAAAGAATTATGGCAAAAGAAGTATGTATTGTAAACAGCAAATGCTTCAAGACAGAATACCCGGTAGGGTCGACAATTAGCATTGAAGGTGTAAATTGCAAGGTGGTTGAGGATATAGGTCTATCTGAATATAACTGCCACGAGTGCATCTTGAACTGTAAGAGAGAAGGCATTATGTGTATGAATCTTGCTTGTCTGAATAGTGAAAGAGAAGACCGCAAGGACGTACACTTCGTAAAGATTTAGAAGTATGAATGATATGAAGAAAATAAAAAGCAAGAAAGTTCAGGACTATGTTATGAACGACATGGTGTTTAAGGTTGATATGCCAAGGCTATTGAAAGAGATAGCAGAGTGTTCAAAAAGTACTCCTTATCCTGTGACTTTTACGATTATGGCACGTGTGCTTGAAATACTTGCAGAAAGGGCTGTTGAAATAGATGACCCTGCGCTAAACATCATTATGATGCATCTTGGACTTTACGAAGGGGTGCATGATGAGAACGCAAGTAAGGTTATATCTCGATTGCGCAAGTTGATTACGGATGAACAAAAAACGGAGGAATAGCCATGAATGAATTATTTTTTCACGAATGCAGAGCCGCAGGGCTCGTATTCAAGACATCGAACGATTGGTGCAAATGGCTTACCGATAACAGCTACGACATCAAGAAGCCAGTCGCAGAGCACAAAGGCTTCCAGTTCAATATCAAGGATGAGTGCATCAATCCGCACGTAATCGAGTATGCCGCAGAGGGTGCAGACAACTGGGGATGGAAGGTAATGACCGCCAATACACAGTTCGGCTGGATATGGGGCTACAGCATTCAAAAAGGGAAGCATGGGTACGACAGCCCGGTAGCCTACCCGAGCAGATACGACACTCTCAGCATCTTCTACGGTAATGAGAAAGAAGCGGAGCACGATGCCCTGACCTGCATCATCAGAGACCTCGAGAAGAATGCTGGAACCAAGAACACCAACCTCCTTCTCTGGGCGGCTAAGAAGAAGAGGGCAGACATCATCCATCCACAGCAGGAACTTTTTAAATAGCGGAAAATATGAAAAAGATAGAAATCATCACGGACGAACACCGACATCACGTATACATCGGCAACACCGATTTCTGGCTCGATACCAAGGAACTGCTGGAACTTTATTTTAAACTCGGACGAGTGAAGTTATAAACAATAAAAAACATTCAGACAATGGAACAGAAAGATATTGATATTTTTGAGATTCTCAAAAATGAAGAGTACGGTACAGAGTTGTACACACCTAAATGCGGAAGGGTGTGGCACAGTGGAATGGCAAACGACAAGGACAGTGCGAAAGCAATCTGGACTGAGGACGAAGCTGGAAGAGAACACTTTTTCGACAAGAACGGAAAAATCTATAAAGAAGGAGAAATTCTGCTCTTCCCTTCGAAACAAATGAGAGACTGGAGCAAGTTCTTCAAGAAGGGAGACGTGCTGGAGTATGTAGGCGACAAGAAATTACAAGGAACCTGCACATTCGAGAAATACGAGGATGAGACGAAAACACGCTTTTTCGGAAGATTCGTCAAGGAGAAAGGAGTACTTAACCCAAACTATTCTGCGAATTTCCGAACAGTCGATTGGGTCAAGAAACACGACCCAACTGGATATATCCGATTCGTTGAAGAGCGGCTCGGTGGCAAGTTGAACCGTAAAACTCTGGAGATTGAGAAGACTCAGCCAGATTTCAAGGACGGAGATATAGTGTTTGAGGAAGGAAATAGGAATTATTGTAGTGCAATAGGTGTGCTTAAAAAGGATGAGCAAGGCTGTTTTATGTTTGATACATTTTTAACCAAAGATAAGGTTTGTTATAATTCAGAATATATACATCTTCCAATACGCCTTGCCACAGAAGAAGAGAAAAAACAGTTCTTCTCAGCTCTAGAAAAGGAAGGCAAGGCTTTTGATGCTGAGAAGAAGCAGATTATTGGCTTGAAGCCAGCGTTTGAAATTGGCAAACTCTACGTTTTCAGAGAGGTAGACGAGGACGGAGAGCTGACAATCATCGGCAAGCTCATCGACAAGAACGAAAGCGAGGACACGCTGACATTCGGCAACCAGTACGAAATCGAGAACGAGAATTTCGTGACCGACCAAGCCTTCGACCTGCGTATCAGCGTTAACACGGAACTTCGAGAAGCGACAGAGAACGAAGTCGAACTGTTCAACAAGCATTATGCCATCTGGAAGAAAGAGAAGGAAGCGAAGGAGCAGCCAGCCTTCAAGGTCTTTGACAAGGTGCTGGTAAGGAACGGAAAGAGATTCAAGTGGCAGCCAGCCTTCTTTGTTCGTGATCGTGGAGAGGAAGCAATTTACCGATATAAAGTCTTGCTTATCGAAAAAGGAAAAGTGGGAGACTTCACCAGCTGCATCCCATACGAGGGACACGAGAATATCGCCTTCACTGACTACGACATCGAGAACCTTCCTTTCTAGTGGGCGTATGGCGAGTGAATTATGCAAGGCTTGCGATGCCGGGCGAAACTGCATAAATGGCATATACTGCCCGGCACGCAAGCAATATGTAGAACATCAGGTAATACTTGAATGCAATGAGCGACTTCGCAACAAGGGAGAAGAACAGAACGTACTACCAGGAGCACCGGGAACAGATCCTCAGAGCCACGAAGGAATGGCGAAAGAGAAACCGGGAAAAATACCGGGCGTATCAGAAAGAGTACTGGAGTAAGCATTACCGGAACTACGGTACTAAGAACCGGGTAGCAGACAGAGCGATGCGTGAGAGGAAGAAGCCGGACGTAGAGAAGGCTCTTTCCATGTTCAAGAATCCGCAGCAGGCAGCGCATCTGGCATGGCTGCTAGAAAACAAAAAGAATAATCGGTCGTGAGTTCAATAATAGAGTTTTTAACCAGCGAGGACAGAAGGGATGGCTCCCTATCAAAACAAATAAACTTATAACATCTTGAAATTACGATATGAGAGCCGGAAACGCATCTCCCGAAGTCTGACAGCAAACAAAGAAAGCGAGGTGGTACATGAAGAAGTAAGAAAAAGAAATCGTTAGAAAATTATGCTTTTATTCATTCGGCTGGCGGTGGAAGAAGGAAGAACCCTGCAAAAAAATCATTCATTAAGTTATTCATTTATTTTGCAAGCGCAGGCACAACTTCCGGAATCCCTGCCAGCTTTCTCTATCGCAACCGAAAAGAAGGGAAAGAAAGGGGTAGGGGAAAGATAGGGATAATAACGCATGTGCGCACGTATATGCGCACGTAAAGGGTGTTGGATAATAAACTACACCAGCAAAACAAAATAAACGCTTATGCGTGAAATTTAAACGAAATAATTACTTTAAAGAAAAAATGGAAAAAGGAACAGTTATAATTGGAATCGACCCCGACAACCAAGAAAGCGGAGTTGGAGCAGTCTTTGACGACAAGAAGTTTCTCGCCTATAAAATGAATTTTCCTTCATTGATAGATTACCTCAAGGCTATGAACGAGAGTTGCAAAAAGATTAAGGTCGTTATTGAAGGCGGCTGGCTCAACAAAAGCAACTGGCATGTGCTTAATCGGTTCATGACAGCAGTCAAGGCAGCAGCTATCGGACGATCCACCGGAATGAACCATCAGACCGGAATTCTCATCGTTGAGTGCTGCAAACACTACAATATCCCCTGCGAAATCGTCAAGCCACTAAAGAAGTGCTGGAAGGGTAAAGACGGAAAAATTACCCAAGACGAACTTGCTTATTTTGTAAGCGCAGGACAAAAGATGCCGAGAATGAACCAAGACCAGAGAGACGCACTTCTCCTCGCATGGGTCTGTGCAGGATACAAGGTCAGAGTGAAGCCTAAGAAACCGCAGACAACCCTGCAGAAGACCATCAGAGCCTTTGATGGATAAGATAAAAACGAAGTGTTGAAAAAAGTTAAAAGTGTGCAAAGAACAAACAACTAAAGCAAAAAAGTCGTATCTTTGCGCCAGTGTTTATCAGATAAGCATGAATTTCGAACTTAAAACAAGAAGAAAATGGAAACAGAAGAAATCGCACTATCGAGGGTCAGCGAGAACGAGGCGAACCCTCGAACCATAACTGAGGCGAGTTTTCAAAAGCTGGTCAAGAGCATCCTCGTCTTCCCTAAGATGCTCCAGCTTCGCCCTATAGTCGTAGATGAAACATACAAGGCACTGGGTGGCAATATGAGAACGAGGGCACTCTGCCACATCGTAAGCATGACACCCGAAGCCATCATGGACGTTCTCGACACAGACCAGCGGCTGACCGATTCAGAGAAGCGGTTAATCGCCTACTACTGGAGCCTGTGGAAGGAGCAGCCGACTGCAACCATCGTCAAGGCATCAGACCTCACGGAATCGCAGAAGAAAGAATTCATCATCAAGGACAATGCAGGCTTCGGAGACTGGGACACCGATGCACTGGCGAACCAGTGGAATACCGACCTCTTGAAGGACTGGGGTATTCAAGACTGGCAGCTGCAAGGGTGGATGAGTCCTGATTCATTGAAAAATGGAGAGCAGGCAGACGAGGATCAGAAGGAGGCAAAGGATGATGAGTTCGATGAGGATGCAGAGAAAATCCCACAGCGGTGCAAGGAATGCGAACTGTGGCAACTCGGAAAGCATCGTCTTATGTGTGGTGACTCCACGGATGCAGAGCAGGTCAAGTTCCTTATGGGTGGGCAAGTGGTTAATCTGTATCTTACAGACCCTCCATACAATGTTGGATATGGCTACGAAGGTTCTGCTATGATGAGCAAGAGAAAGCATAGAACGGATGGGCTGACGGTCAAGAATGACAAAATGGATAATGACAAGTTCCGGGATTTCCTATCGGCTGCATTTTTGGCAGCAGAAGAAACCATGGAGAAGGGTGCTGCTTTCTATATTTTCCACAGCGACAATTATTCGATGTGGTTCAGAGAGGCTTTGATGAGCACGAAAGATTTAGAGCTACGTGAGACATTGATATGGAACAAGGATTCGCTTTGTCTCGGGCGGCAGGACTACCAGTGGAAGCATGAGCCGTGTCTTTATGGATGGAAAAATGGAGGTGCGCACAATTGGTTCAACGACAGAGCGCAGACAACGGTTATTGATATGGCTCGACCTAAAGTATCAAGGGAACACCCGACCATGAAGCCAGTACCGCTTTTTGCTTATTTGATGGGCAATAGCACAAAGGAAGGTTGGAATGTATATGACGGGTTCGGTGGTAGTGGTACAACGCTTATCGCAGCCGAGCAGTTAAACCGCAATGCGTTCTTGATGGAGCTCGACCCGCATTATTGCGATGTTATCATTGCACGCTGGGAAAAGCTGACTGGCGAGAAAGCTGTCAAGATAGACGAGTTCAAGAAGCGGGGCGAATAGTTGCGATGTGTCGGCTTTTCTCTTCAAGGTTGATAAACTACACCAGTTTGCGGAGAGAGCGGCACACATGCAAAATTAGCAGAAAATAACCTCCAAGGGAGCGGAAACGAAAAAGGCAGGAGATTAACCCCTGCCCATCGCTTTGAGAATACACTGGTTGATGAAGCCGCTGCGGTCTTTCTTATCGACCCCTGCCAAGATGTTAGCCACGTCCTCGGTAGCACCGAAATAGAATGTTGCAGCGTATTTCTTCGTTCGCCCTGCACCCTTGCGAGCACCTCCCCAAGATTTGGAGGTAGTTTCATTCGTAGTACTCATAATGTTAAAAATTTGGTGATATGAAAATTAATTCGTAAATTTGCAAACGAAATCCCAAAGTGGGGTGGTGGTTCGAGCACCACCCCTTGGAATAATCAAAACCCTCAGAGCTCAATCGTGAAGGTTATTTTGATTTTCCAAATCCTAATCGAAATGTAAGTTCTCATAAGGCTTTGGGATTTCATTTTACTTTTCCCTCATCCTCGGAGGGTTTCAGTAAGTAAGGACACTTCCCTTATTACGTTTGCAAAGATACGAAATTTATTTGAAATATGCAAGTTTTTCAAGTAGAATTTTTATAAAAAATCAAATAAATTTCAAGGAATCAAAATATGCCACAAGGTAACAACAACAAGCGAAGGGCGCAGCGCATTGACATCGAGAATCGCCTGCAGATTATCGCGCCATTATACCGCAAGGGATGGACGGAGCGAGAAATCACGGCAGAGGTTCGCAAGCGTCTCGACAGCCCGAAGTACAACCAGGCACACTGCGACATTCAGCGGTTGCTGAAGGAGTGGAGGGAAGAGCGGCTGACCGACACCGATGCAAAGATTACGAGCGAGGTCGCAAGGTTGAAGCTGGTAATACGTGAAGCGTGGGATGCGTGGGAGAAATCCAAGGAAGACTACCACGAAAAGAAATCGAACCAGCAGGGACTTCCAGTCGTAGATGAGCGAGGGAGGATGGTTTCTATCGAGACCGTCAAGACGATGATGTACGATGCCGAGAAGCGAGGATTCGGAGAACCACGCTACCTCGACATCATCATCAAGGCTGAGACGCAAATCTGCAAGTTGCTCGGACTGGATAAGGTCGTGCTCGACCTGAACGCAGGCTTCCAAGGCGGCATCGAGGTTCGATACGTCAACTCGGGGCACGAGTGTGCATCCAGCGAGCAGGAAGTAATCGAGCGTGAGGGATTGGATAGAGATTGATTTTTATCATAATTTGTTTTAAGTTTTAGTTTGTTTGAAGAATGGCACTATTTGACGTTATTGGTGAGCTGTATGATCCGAATGCGGACGTGAAGCCGAGATTCCTTGTGAACCAGGGCGGCACGTCCTCGGGGAAGACATACACCATCATGCAGCGTCTTATAGTGCTTTCTTTTGAGCACCCCATGGCAATTATCACGGTGTGTGGTCAAGACCTCCCGAACCTAAAGGTTGGAGCCATGCGAGACCTCGACACCATCCTGCACACAAGGGCAGAGCTGCTGGACTGGTTCAAGAACAACAAGAGCGACAGCAGCTACAGAGGTAAGAACGGCTCAATCATCGAGTTCAAGAGTTACCAAGATGCTCAGGATGCGAAGAACGGTAAGCGAGACTATCTGTTCGTTAACGAGGCGAACGGTGTGCCCTACGAAGTGTTTTGGCAGCTAGCAATCCGAACCAGAAAGCAGGTATTTATCGACTACAACCCAAGCGCAAGGTTTTGGGTGCACAACAACATCATCGGCAGGGATGATTGCAGATTAATCCTGAGCGACCACCGAAACAACCGATTCCTGACTGAGCAGGAACACAAGAAAATTGAAGAGATTGACGACCCCGAACTGTGGCGAGTTTACGCAAGAGGACTGACCGGAAAGATAACCGGGCTTATCTTCACAAACTGGGGCATCGTTGACAAGCTGCCACCAAGGGAGGAGTGGAAGATGGAATGCAGGGGTATGGACTTCGGATTCACCAACGACCCAACTGCGCTGGAGCACGTTATTTTGGCACACGGAGAGTTATGGGTGGACGAAGAAATCTACCAGCCTGGAATGACGAACGATGACATCGCAGACCGATGCAAGGAACAAGGACGGACGAAACGTGACCTTATCATTGCGGATTCGGCAGAGCCTAAGAGCATTCAGGAGATACACAACCGAGGGCTGTGGATAATCGGCAGCACCAAGGGAGCGGACAGTATCAACAACGGCATCGATATTCTCAAACGTTTTCGCATCAACATAACCAGACGCAGCCACGGCATCATCGGGAACATGCAGCAATACAAGTGGAAGAAGTCAAGGGATGGAGAGACAACGAACCAGCCTATAGACGCATTTAACCACGGCATAGACGCAATAAGATACGTAGCCCTGAAGAAGTTATCCGTAGCGAGCCATGGAACGGCTAGGGCGCACGTATTGAGACAAAGATAACGACAAAATTATAAAGCGTATGGATAATAACACTACATTCAAGTACTGGCTGGCAGTTGCTAGGCACACCAGCTACAAAATCGGCAAGCAGCCACGACCAGCTTTCGTTGGAGGAAAGCAAGTGCCCGACAATCTCAACCAGCTATCCATCGGGCAGCTGATTGACCTTTCCCAGCTTTCAGACAGCGAGGAAAGTCTGTATCAGATAGTGACAACCGTCCTCGGTCTGAGCCACAAGGAAGTGGAGCAGGCTAGGGCGGTTGATGTCGTTATGCTCATCGGCTGGGTAACAGCAGAGGTCGAGCGCATCAACAAGCTCTTCGAGAGCACAGACACAGCGAAGCCAACACGACTGGAGAAGGAGGCAGGCATCGACACCCTGCGGTTCGGACTGTTCGGTATGCTGGACTGGTATGCGGTAAGGATGGGCATCAGCGACCACGACCAGGTTCTAAAAACGCCATGGCTTCGCATCTACAAGTGCATGGAAATGGACAACAAGAGAAGCGTGTACGAGCGAAACCTGCAGAAGTTGCAAGCGGAAGAAATGAAACGTAAATCTAGATAATTATGGCAACAATCAGAGAAACATTAAAGCAGTTGGCAGCAGACACGCTACCAGACTACACCTACCTATTCGAGGACTGGGACACAGCAGACACCAAGCTGGAGAAACTGAACTATCCGGCAATCGTCTGCATCATCCCAGCCAGCGGCACGACAGAGATACGCAACGGCAGGGTATACGACACCGTAAACGTTGCCCTGGCTTATCTCGACACCGTACCGAGGGCAGCGGATGGAGAAGACAACGGAGAGTGCATCGACCGAATGAAGGTGGCAGGGGCAAGGATGATACGAGCCATCAACCAGTCGCACCAGTTCGAACCATTGGAAGGGCAGCAGTACTACGAGACCATCATCGAGCGTTTGAGCACGATCGTTTCGGGCGTGATGTACTCCCTTCAGCTGACACAGAGCATAGGAGGGTGTGAGGTATGAGCAAGGGAGGTATTCAATTCGACCCCAAGGCGGCATCGATTATAATGAGGGAGGAAGTGGAGAGAGCACGGCAGCTTATCATCAACCACATACGTATCAACGGACAGAACGCATCGGGGCGCACAATCGCCAGCCTAAAGGTGGAGCAGCCCAGCGAGGAAGAAACCATCCTCTGGGGACACAAGCCATTCGGGGTGCTGGAGACCGGACGAAGGTCAGGCAAGATACCATACGGCTTCCGTGGCATCATCCGGCAGTGGATGAAAGACAAGGGACTTCACGGCAGACCTATCCCCTACAAAACCAAGCGGCAGCACAAGTATACACCACAAGAGCGTGGCGACATGAGCATGGCAGGAGCCATCGCCCACGCCATCGCCAACAAGGGGTCTAAACTGCACCGGACTGGCGGCAGGGCTGACGTATACAGCAACGTTGTACCCGACACGATGAAGCGGCTGGGGCAGCGACTTATTTTCTTAATCCATCTTTCGGTGGGAAGTATCAAACTAAACAATGAGACGGTATGAGACAGACAACAACAAACAATATCACGATTCAATATCCGGACGCTGTAGGCTTCGCATTCTTGCCTTGCATCATCAAGGCGAGCGGAAGCAACCTATCGTGGATTGAGGTAATAATCAGATATAACAACATAGAACGTTCCTACAATGTGGAAACGTTGAACGGCAGTTGCATAACGGACTTCAAGACATACGTGCAAGCTCTTTTTGACGGACGTATCAATGCAGCCTATGATTGGACAATAGGCTATGACTCCAGCGTTCTAAACATTCTCGTGGGTATCGAGGTCAACGCATACGATGCCGGAAACGTACAGCTTGCGAGCATCGATTTCACTACGAACATGGTTTGGGGCGCACCAAAGTATGGGGAGACGTGGAACGGCTACAAACGGCTTACATGGTTTACTCATTATCCGTTCTCCTTTGGCATATACTTAAGCAAGTTGAACACTAAACTACTAATCGGTTACGAGGGAGCACCCAATAAGCTACTGGAGATTCCGACTTACGGTATGATGGACTTCAACGCAGACACATTGCCGAGTGGTGCAAAATACTGGAACATATACGATTATGATGGAGAGATTCAGCAGGGAACGTTTGACAATACTTTCGACCTTACTTTCAGATTAACCACCGGAGGTAAGCAGTCACTATTGTTACGCATCGACAGAGACGATGCTGAGAGTGGTATCTATCTGCGTTGGATTGACCGGCACGGATTCATCCGCTATTGGCTCTTTGCGGCTGGGGAGGAAACGAGGGAGATAGCCAGCGACCTGAGTTTCATACGCAACAATTTAGCCGATTATCTATACGGCTACTATGGCGATAATGGAAGAAGGCAGGGATACGAGCGTACGGATTCAATCAAACTTTGTGCTCCGTTGGTTGACAGTGATACGTTCGATATGCTACAAGACCTAGCCAGCAGCCCAGTCGTTGACATGCACCTAGGGGGAGACTGGAAGCAAGAGGAAGACATGTGGATGAGCGTAACAATCAAGGCAGGAAGCTACACGAAGAGCACAGCTTGCTTGCAGGATTTCGTGTGCGAAATGATTATTAACAACATTAACGTTCAGAGACTATGATAGACCAGCAACTTTACATTGACGGTGTTTTGATGGACTTGCCGGAGAACACCGATGTGGTGCTCGACATCAAGAGCAACCTTTTTCGTGACGTCACGAAAATGACCTCGAACTACACGTACACCATCCAGTTGCCACGGACGGTGCACAATCTTTCAGTATTGCAGCAAGCGGACAGACCGAAGAGCGGCAGCAGATACCCCTATATTTTCCATAAGTGCAGTTATTTCCGTGGAGGTGTGCAAATTATCAAGGACGGACGCTTGAACGTTCTGAGCATCGAGGAAAATATCGAGGTCTCAATCTATTGGGGTATAATGCCAGCGTTCACGAAACTACTGGAGAGCGGAATGAAACTGAACGAACTGGGAGTGACAGACAGAGTGCTTTTTGAGAAGTACAACACACCGAACACAAGGGAGGAAGCCGTGAGCAAGGGAATATTCTTTGCTTATTACAACCCATACAGAATTGAAAGCAAAGATAACTTTGGTATTAACTTGGTGCAGAGGAATAAGTATACCACGACACAATACTCGCCTAGCCATGGACGCATCAGAACTGGCACAGAGGTAGGGAAATACATCAGCGGAAAGATAGAGAACGCATCGGACACGATTTGTGCTCTCATTCCCTTCCTGCCATCGGCAACGGCAAAAGTGCAAGCGCAAGGAAGTGGCGATTACAGAAGCTATGCAGTACTGGATAAGTACATGCATGTTCTATCCGTGAGCGGAGAAGACGAAACGCTGGACGTATACACCATCAGGGGAGAGGCAAGAGCTGCATACCTCGTAGTGAACGCACCAGCCGAATATTACGACACCTTGACGCTATCTGTTACCGGGCTGACACCTATGCACGAAATGATAGATGGAGATAACAAAGAGGATTTCGTGGGCGATGAGGTGGCGGTGAACGAATACAAGACATCCCCGAAATTCTTGCAGCCATGTGTAACCGTAAACTGGCTATTGGCAAGGATTGCGAGGAAGTCGGGTGTATCTTTTGTTTGGGAGGATGATGCAGCGAAGAGCATGATCGGTAGCCTAGTCGTTCCTATCATCAACAATAAGGCAGACGAAAAGACCATACCAGGCAGCATGACGGCAGACATAAAGAGCAGAGACGGACTAGGCGCACTCACCCTTTCCATCAGCAACTCCATAACTTCCGTATCGCCAAGCACTGGCGAAGACGTGCAGAAATTGACGATAACAAAGGATTGCGAACTGACCTTTGATGTGCAAGTGCAATACTACGTCAGACATCAGTTTGAAGACGCAGCGGAGATTCAGTTGCCTATGGGCGTGAAAATGACCGTGACAACACCAAGCACTACTGGAGGTGAGGCATCCACGCAGGAATACGAGTTCGGAGATTTGGAATACGAGGATGGACAGGTTAAGTACCCGGTCGTACTACGCAGATATGCTATCGATGGCTATCTTTATTTGCTTTCGGCAGGGACAAACACTATATCGCTAAAGAAGGACGATGTACTGACGTTTGAGACTATCATGCACGGAATAAACACAGTCAACATGCCTTCCGTTTATGGCGGCAAAATCACTGCGAGCGTCAAGAGTGGGGACAGCGTTCCGATTGGTGGAAGTTTCCCTATCGGCATAAACCTGCCTGAAATCGAGGTAACAAGTTTCATTAAGTTTTTGGCTTTGATAACTGGCTCATTCCCTAGACAGCTGACCAATAGCACGCAAGTACAGTTTATCATGTTTTCCAGCGTCTGGCGCAACAAGGCGAACGCCTACGACTGGAGCGGAAAACTCATTCCGTATGACCGTCAAGGTGCACCACGGAAAAGCGAGTATTCCGTTTCAGACTTTATGCAACACAACCGCTACAAGTGGAAGGAAGACGAAGAGACAACCGGGGACTATGATGCAGACCTCGTAATCAGCAACCAGACTTTGGACTATGAGCAGGACACGTGGACGCTACCTTTTGCAGCCAGCGATGACAACCGAATACCGATAAGAACACTGGATTCTTTCGGCATGAAGAATGGTGGAGAGTATAAGGGATGCAAGGAGCGAATAATGACGCTTAGGGATGACAAGGAGCAGGCGGCACTGCGATTCGACATTGACCTTCAGAACATCTTCGATACGAAGTACAAGCAGCTTGCAGCAAGCATCGCCAAGGCGCACGTAATCACAGAGCGGCTCAATCTGTCGGACTTGGATATTCTGGATTTTGACGAGACGAAGCCAGTGTACCTTGCCCAGTATGGAGCCTATTTTGCGGTTCTAGAAATCAAGACAACAAGCAGCGGATATTGCGAGGTTACAATGATAGAGTTGAACAACTAAAAAGAAAGAACTATGGTAAGTGAAGACAAACAGCAGATTCTTGACATCAAGGTCAAGTACGAGGATGCAATCTATGGCATCATCAGATACAAAGAGAAGATAGACCAGCTAAAGGCAAGCATCAAGGACTTGCAGCAGCAGGAAAAAGACAAGACCATCACGACCAACGAGATGAAGGTGCAGACGGAAGCCATCAACGCAACCATCAAAGAGTACCAGTACAACGTGCGAGCCTTGCAGAAGGAGATCCAGAACAACGTGCGCACAGAGAACGAGCAGGAGGGCAGTTTGAAGCAGTTGCGTGCCCAGCTATCCAATGCCACCAAGGCTTACGATGAGATGAGCCGTGCCGAGCGTGATAGTTCCAAGGGTCAGGAGATGCAGGAGCATATCCAAGACTTGATAGAGGAGCTGAAAGAGGCTGAGGAGGCTACTGGAAGATTTCAGCGCAGTGTCGGCAGCTATTACGATTCCATGATGAAGGCGGCTGACGACCTACAGAACACCGAGTTTTTCGGTTTTGATGTTGTTAATGATACTGGAATCGGAAAGGTTATGGAAATGGGAAAGTCCGTGGAAGACCTAAGGGTAAAGTTTGGTGCGTTGAAAAATACGGCTCTTTCCTTATTGACCAACCCTTATTTCCTCGCCATGGCAGGTGTGGCTGGTGTCGGAATGGCTTTTAAATGGTTCTATGACTACAACAAGGGCATAGAGGAAGCTACACGCAAGACCATGCAGTTCACTGGGCTTTTCGGTGACGAAATGAAATCAGTGAGAAATCAAGCCTTGGCAATCAGCGAGACGTTTGGCGTGGATTTTGGCGAAACCTTGCAATCCGCAAATGTAATGAGCAAGCAGTTTGGCATCAGTGTATCAGAATCGCTAAAGCTCTTGCAAGATGGCTTTGTGGCTGGTGCGAATGCTAGTGATGGGTTCCTAGAGAACGTGAAGGAATACCCAACGTACCTGAAGGAGGCTGGATTGAATGCGGAGCAATTCGTGGCAATTTCAACCAACGCCACCAAGCAGGGAATATTCTCTGATAAGGGTCTTGACACCATCAAGGAGGGTAATCTTAGACTTCGAGAGATGACTACCGCAACAGCAGCCGCATTGGATGGCATAGGTATATCAAGCAAGAAAGTTCAGAAAGAACTGCAAAACGGTAGCAAGACCACATTCGACATCATGCAGGAGGTCGGTAACAAGCTAAAGGAGTTCCCTGCTTCATCAGCCAAGGTAGGAACAGCCATCGCAGATATATTTGGAGGTCCTGGCGAGGATGCAGGACTAAAGTACATCGAGACCCTCGGAGACATTGAGATGAACATGGATAAGGTCAAGGAACAATCCGGTGATGTTGCCAAGGCTCAAGAAAAGCAGGTGGAAGCCAACAAGCGTTTGAAGGATGCCGCAAGTGCACTCTTTGACGTTACTGGTGGCGGCTTTGAAATGATGAAGGCTCAGGCGGCAACATTCGTGAGCAACCATCTAACGAAACTATTGAGGGCTATCATCAACCTTTATAACCAAAGCGTGGCATTTAGGGGATTGATTCAGTTGATAGGCTTTGCGTTTAAGTCTGTCGGACAGGTTGCCTTGCTTGCCTTCAACATCATCATAGATGCCATTAAGCTTGTTGCAAGACCAGTGAGGGGACTGTTGCAGATGTTTGAGGGCTTTTTCTCCTTTGACGTGAAGCAGATGCGAGACGGCTTCAACTCCATCTTTTCGGGTCTTGGCAATACCGTGAAGGAGGCTTGGGGAGACTTAAAAAAATTCGGCAGCGGAATGGCTGATGCTATCGTGGGTGGCATGAAGAATACTTTTAACCATGCTAACATCAAGATACCAGTCAGCGCAGATGCGCCATCCATGGCGACCGCCACAACCGACAATACAAAGCTCAAGGACGGCACTAATATCGCCAGCACTACCCCTAAGACCAAGAAGGAGAAGGCAGCAGCCGACAAGGCGGCAAAGGAGGAAGCCGAGCGCAGGAAGAAGCAGGAAAAGGAATTGCAGGAAGCGATTGCGCTTATACAGTACAAGTACAACGAGCAGGTAATGGACGCAAAGAAGCGATACCTTGCAGGCATGTACGACAACGAGCGAGACTACAGCAACGACCTCGAACAGCTTGAGAAGAACATGGTAGCGAGGAGCATTGACGCATACGTGGCGGCAGGGCAAATCGGAGCAGACAAGGCGCAGGAAATGCAGGCTAAACTTCTCGACATCATGATTAAGTCGAAAGCGGACTTGAAGAATCAAGCCAAGGAGATTGTGGACGAACTCAACAAGGAGTTCGAGGACGCAGAGAAGGCACGCAAGGATGCGGACATCATGAACGGTGGCACTGGAGAGGAAGACGATGCAGCCAAGCTGGAGAGATACAAGGCTTTCCTTCAGAGCAAGATGGACGCCTACAAGAACTATGCAGCCGTGCAAGAGCAGCTACAGAAGGATTTGAGCGATGCAGAAGTCAAGGAGCAAGAGGAAGCTAACAAGAAAAAGGCAGCTTTGACGGAAGAGCAACTGAAAATGATGAGCGACATGATACAGACCATGGGAGACGGTCTGTCCGAGTTCTTCGAGAGCGAGGATAAATCGCTGCACTCATTCCTCAAATCGATGCTGACATCAATACTTGACGCAATCGAGATAGCAGTTAACGCTTACTATGCACAGATCCTAGCCAAGGAGATTGCAAGCAAGTCGTGGGGAGGTGTTGCGAGTGCAGCAGCATTAATGGTACTTATCAAGGCAGCCTTTGCAGGAGCAAAAGCACTCGTCAAGGGCTTCTCCACTGGCGGCTACGTCCAAGGCTCGGGCACTGGAACCAGCGACAGCATCCCGGCAAGGCTTTCCAATGGCGAGAGCGTAATGACCGCCAAGGCGACTTCGATGTTCAGCCCTATATTATCCGCATTCAACCAGCTAGGCGGTGGTGTTCCTATCGTAGCGAACAACGGAGGCAGCAACATCGGCATGGATATGCTGGCGGCAGCTGTAGCTAGAGGGTATCAGATGGCTCCACAGCCAGTAGTGAGCGTGGAAGAGATAAACCGCACCCAGCGGAGAGTGCAGACGATAGAGAATATCGGCAGGTTCTAAGGGTTGCAGTTATTTCATCAAGATTTGCGTTCTGAGCGGTTTTGGGTCGAAGGTGGTAAAGTTATACGCCCAAGGCAGTAAAAGCCGCTTAGAGCGCAAAATTTGGGCTTGTTTAGAAAAATTAACTGCTTATGAGATAAACATACCAAAAATAATCGTATCTTTGCAGCGTTTTAAAACTTAAAAATAACGATTCAATGGCAAAACTCAGAATATACAACGACATCGACAGCCAAGACAACAAGTTCTGGTATCAATGGTGGGGAGGCGACTGCGTATGTTTTCAGGATATAGATGCTTTTGCAGCAAGCATACCGAAAGACGATGATACAATCGATATGCGCATCTTCTGCAATGGCGGCTCGGTGGTTGAAGGCTGGGCAATCTACGACCGACTGCGACAGAGCGGAAAGAAGATTTCCTGCACCGTAGAGGGCAAGGCAGCATCCATGGCAACAATCATCATGCTCGCAGCACCAAAGGAGAGCCGCAAGGCATACGAGAACGCTGCCTTCCTGCTGCACAATCCGTGGGTTCCTGGCTGGGGGTTGGGCGACCAGCTGAACGCAAAGGACTTGAAGAACCTGGGCGAGGAAATGCAGATGTGGCAGGATAAGATGGTGGACGCATACGTAGAGCGGTGCGAGTGCGACCGGGAAGAGATACAAGCCCTTATGGATAAGGACATCTTCATCAACACCAGCGAGGCTTTGCGCCTAGGTCTTATCAGCAGCACCATTGTACCACTCAGCGCAAGCGCATCAAAACGCAACATAGAAAATTTTATTAATTCAAAACAACAAAATCCAAAAGCAATGGAGAAAAAGACAGAAGTAAAGGCTTCTCTCCTCGACAAGATTCTCGCCAAGTTGGGCGTGAAGACACTGGAGGAAGCAGAGCAGGTGGTGGAAGAGCCACAAGCCAAGGCAGAGCCAAAGGCGATGGAACTCAACACAGCAGACGGACAGACACTGACCGTTGAGCGTGAAGAGGGAGATCCACAAGTTGGCGACAAGGCAAGTCCGGACGGAACGTTTGAAATGCCGGACGGTAAGACAATTGTTGTCGAGGACGGTGTAATTACCGACATTCAGACCGCAGACGATGAGGAGACGGACAACACCGACAATGAGGGCGGTGAAGGCGGTGAGGGCGGCAGCGCATCAAGCACCGACAACGACACCGTAGCCAAGTTGAAGCAGCAGGTAGCAGCACTCAAGCAGCAGTTGAACGACACGAAGGCACAGCTGGCAGGCGCACAGAAACTCGCAAAGAGCAAGGAAGACATGCGCATCCTGAATGCCGTGAAGATGGCAGGCGGTGCTGAGAAGGTGTTGGCAGGCTACAGCAGCCACTACCAGCCAGCGCAGCGACAGCCAAGCGGCAAGGGCGCAGGCGACAACGTTAACCCAGTCGAGGAAGGCAAGAACGCCATCAAGGAGAGACTTGCCAAGCTCCACAAAAAGGGCAAGAAATAATCAAGTATTAACCCATTAAATCAAAAGAAAATAATGGCAGGATTTACAAAACAGCAACTCGAGAACCTTAAACTCGAGCCAGAAAACCTCGCAAGCATCAAGGATGCCGTGCAGGAAACCTTCTACAACGATGAAGATTTCTCTTCATTCGTGAATATTCAGAAGGTCAAAGAGAAAGACCCTATCGCTCTTCTCGGAGAGATGGAAATGGTCGGTAAGAAGGGTGGCGGTTGCGACCCTACCTACGAAGAGAAGGGAATCGCAAACTCTCAGAAGCGTTGGGAACTCGGACAGTGGGAAATCCCTCTCAAGATTTGCTACGAGGCATTGAAGGGAACCATCGCAGAGTATTCATTGAAGACTGGTACAGCCATTGGCGACCTCACCAGCACCGACTTCATGACAATCTATGCAGATGCACTCCAGCGAGCCATGCAGCAGATGATTTGGCGTTTCGGCTGGCTTGGCGACAAGGAAGCAGCACTGGCAAGTGAAGAAGGTGGCGGTGGCGGCAAGCTGACAGCAGGCTTAGATGTCAGTAATTTCAACGTCTGCGATGGTCTATTCAAGCGCATCTTTACAGCCACAGCGATCAAACATACCGCCATCGCAGCCAACAGCGAGACCACGGCAGCATTGCAGATTTCTGCATTGCGCAAGAGTGGTGCGGCTACTACACTTGTAGACACCATTTTGATGGATGCAGACACACGTATCGTTGACGACAGCGATGCCGTATTGCTCATGACACGCTCGCTTGCTGACGCATTAACCTACGACCTCAAGAAGACCTACCACGACATTATGCCATGGGAGAAGTTGTTCGATGGCTTCGAAGTAGCGACCTACAACGGAGTGAAGATTGCACGTGTCGGCATCTGGGACAGAATGATTAAAGCATACGAGAAGGGCGCAACGACAGTCAACCTTCCACACCGTGCGGTATTCTGCAACCCTAAGCACCTTATGATTGGTACAGACGCAGACAATCTCATCAGCGACCTCGACATCTGGTTCGACCAGAAGGAGCGCAGAAACTATCTCTATGCTACTGGTAAGATTGGAACGGCTCTCCTCGAAGAGGACATGATCCATGCAGCTTACTAATCGCTCCAAATTTTCAGTTTAGTATTAAGTTATTTTGACAATCCTCAACACTCACAAAACGGTGTTGGGGATATAACAATTAAAAACGAATTAATATGGCAACAACTTGCGAGAGCCTTATCGCTCAGGACATCATCATCCCTTGCGAAGACCAAGTAACAAAGGGACTGGAGGGCGATGGACTTATCATCAACCGAGACGACATCGACTTCACCAAGTCCGTTGTAGCGGGCAATATAATTAAAACATTAGTTTTGAAGACTGGCAAGAAAGCATACGCTATCCGGCAGGAAGGCAGCAAGCCATTCACTGGAACCAAGACCGAGCTGACCGTTGGCACGTATCGCAACAGCTGGAAGAACACCGTAGCAGTCGTGGTATTGGCTAACACACCTGACGTTTGCGCAAATATCATTGACGGACTGGCGAATGGAAAGTTCGTTATCATCCTTCGCAACCTCTCTAAGGGAACGGACGGAAAGGCAGAGTATCAGGTGTTCGGATATGCGCAGGCACTGAAGGCAAGTGCAGGAGAGAACGACAAGTACTCAGACGACACAGAGGGTGGATGGCTTATCACGCTGGAAGAGGAGAGCGTACCAAAGGCAGCTTACTTCTTCTTTGACACCGACAGCGAGACAACAGCAGCCAAGTATCAGAGCCTTCTGACGGAAGCAGCAGCGTAGCCTATGACATACAAGGAAGCAACAGCCAAGGTCGGGGAGTTGAAGGCACGTTTCGACAGTCCCTTTGATGCAACTGACAAGGCAGTTATAGAAACTCTATATTTCGAGGTAACACGCAAGCGTTTTGTTCCGACAACCTGCCAGCAGTGTTACCACGATGCTTTAATCGAAATTTATCTAAAACTAAAAAAAGAAAAGGCAATGCCAAAAACATGTAATTACGCAATGAAGGCAGGTTTTATCATTTCCTGCCCGGACTTCTATCATGGTAAGATTTTCACGAACGAGAACCTGACCGACAAGGTAGCGCATGAATATCTGACGAAGTACCCACACATGGAAAGCTACTTTCAGAAGATACCCAGCGATGAACTCATCGAGAACAAGCAGCCGCCAGCAGGCAGCGACAGCGGTGCAGATGATACCACCGGGAAAGATCCTGCCGAAAAAGCAGCAGGCAGCGACAAGAAGAAAGACCTCGACCAAGCCGAAAAAGCAGGCAAGGAAGAAGAGTAAAACAACAAGTAAAACGACACAAGCAATATGAACGTTAAGACAGTTAAGAAGCCAAAGCGAAGAGTTGATATTGGCTACGTCAGCCGATTCAAGATGCAGGCATACGGATATGATAATCTTTATCCGCAGAACCTCGCACGCATCACGGAAGCCAGCGGTACGGCAATGCTGTGCCTTAACCGATATGCCCGATTTATTGAGGGCTACGGCTTCGATAGCGACATTCTAGCATCGTTGGCGATGAACCCGCAGGGGGACACGGCAGACGATTTGCTCCGGAACGTAGCGCAAGACCTCGCACGCTTTGGAGGCTTTGCCCTTCATGTAAACTACAACGTTCTAGGGCAGGTGTCGAGCGTGAGCCACGTACCCTTTGAAAATTGCCGCCTTGAAGAGACGGACGACAAGGGGAGCGTGGCGCACGTCTTGCTGCATCCAGACTGGGAGCAGAAGAAAACGAGGAACGGAAAGCGGTTGATGGTAAACGAGAAGACTATTGAGCGCATCAACGTCTTCAACCCCGACCCCGACATCGTCCTTGAGCAGATTGAAAACGCAGGAGGCATCGACAGCTACAAGGGGCAGATTCTATGGCAGAGCCTAGACGGACAGTTTATTTATCCTACAGCCAGCTACGATTCAGCCATCACGGAGATTTCAACCGATGAGGGACTTGGGAACGTCAAGATGCGAAACGTCCGCAACAACTTCCTCGTATCGTGTATGCTTGTAACCAAAAAGGGCGTTCCAAAGTTCGATGAGAATGGCGAAGAGGTGGAGAGCGGACAGATGATTTCCGATGAAGACCTTTTGCAGTTCCAAGGGGACGAGAACACAGCGAAGATTCTAGCTGTAGAGGTGGAGAACGAGGAAGACGAACCGAAGGTTGTCGCCTTCCCGACAAAAAACTTCGACAAGGAGTTTTCCGTGACCGACAGCAGCGTTATCGAGCGCATCTACGCACAGTTTCATCAAGAACTCTTCTACTCCATCCGTATTGGCAAGCTGGGATTCAGCGGACAAGTGATGCAGGACGCTTATGAATACTATGCCGGAGAAGTGACGACCGAGCAGCGTTTCATCGAGCGAGCCTTCAAGAAGATTTTCAAGAACTGGCACGACCCAGCCATTCAAAACCTAGACCCCAAGCTACAGCCGCTAAAGTATATCAGCAGCGAGGTGGCAGGGAACAACACGATAGACTAATTGATTGAGCCTATGGGAGAACAAAGAAAACAACTTATCACGGTTGATCAGTTCCGAGAACTTGCACGACCGACCAGCACACACCTAGATGAGGATGAAGTGAACGCATACATTCGGGAATGCGAAGATGCGAACATCATACCAGCCATCGGGTGGGAGCGGTTCAAGGCAGCGACCGAGCAGGGAGAGTGGGGCGATTCAGTATTGCCCGATTTCCAGCCTGCGGTATTCCTGGACGGTGGCGAATACACCACCAAGAAGGAGGGCGATTGTAGCCAAGAAGAAACCAAGGTGCATAAGTACACCAGCGGAATACGCAAGGCACTCGCTTATTTCACGTATGCGAGACTTTTTCGTGCCGATGGCACAATTATAAGCCGAGCAGGTGGAATGCGCCACAGAGACGATTATTCAGACCATGTTCAAGATTTGTCGAACAACAAGCAATACAACGACATCATGGACATGGCAGAAAGATATTTATCAGATGCACTCGAATATCTCAAGGCATTCACCTCGAAAGGAGAAGTGAAGGCACAGCGAGGAACAAGGGCGCACATTCACGCAATAGGCAACTAAAAGCACATAAGACATGAACGAGGATATTCAAAAAATGCTCCGTATGGCAGAGCTGATACGAGATGCAACGCAGGTTGGAGAAAACACAGCGGTGCGTGTCGGCACTGAGATATACGACATCGTTGTCGAGTTAAGCAGGATGCTTGCCATGATGGACGATAAACTGGAGAACGATGCGGTCGTTAGGATTATCAAGAGTGAACTCGCCAAGATAACAATAACGGAAGCGCAAATTGCGGATGGGGCGATAACGGCAGCGAAGCTTGCCGATGGCTCTGTAAAGAACAGACACCTAGCATCCAATTGTGTGACCTCAGATAAACTACAACCGGGAGCGGTCAAACACGACCATCTGACCGAGGACTGTATATCAACTGGAAACATCAGAGACGGCAGCGTGACAGCAAAAAAACTCGGCACGGACATCTACAAGGATATTTCAAACAGAGTGACCGACATCGTGACGAAGAACTTCCCTCCAGCAATCACGGAGGAACAGATAACAGATATTACTAGTAAATAACAATTTAAAACAATAGATTATGCAATTTCTAGACGCAATAGGCTTAGCCTATTTCTGGGAGAAGATTAAGGACTGGGCTAATTCTCGTTTTTTTAGCAAGGAAGGTGGTGAAATTAGTCCTGAAAGTGGTTTACATTATATAATTAATGGTGAACAACTAGATGTATCAAAAAGTGGTAATGAAAATGAAACTATACACATTTTCAATGTTGATGAAAATAGAATGGAAGCTATAAGTATCGTGAAGACTGGTGGCACTGCTACCCAAGTTTTGATGGCAGACGGCTCGGTCAAGGAGGTAGGCGGCAAGAGTGGAATCGCAGGTCTCGATACCAACGGCAACGTGCCACTTGCCAACCTCGGCAACCTCGACACCACGGTGGCAGAGGTAGTGACCGCATTGCCTACGAGCAACGTCAAGCGGCACATTTACCTCGTAAAGGATTCCGATACCGCCAACAATAAGTATGCGGAGTACGTCTACACTGGAGACATTTCGGCAGCGTACGATTCGACAAAATGGGAAAAACTCGGAGATTTTCGTGCTACAGTAGACCTTGCAGATTATGCTAAGAAGAGTGAGGCAATGCATAGTATGGACGTTTATCATACCGCAACTGATATTCAGATATCACTTAAAGGTGTAAATGACTTTCCATTGGGTTTTATTGCCATAAATGCAGTTACAAGTCAGTCAGCTGGTGTTATGATACCATCAGATAAAACTAAACTTGATGGAATAGCAAACAATGCCAATAATTACTCTTTGCCAACCGCAAGTTCAACCACAAAGGGTGGTATTACCCTTGGTTATTCACAGAGTGGTAAGAACTATCCAGTTGCTCTTGACAGCAATGGCAAGGCATATGTTAACGTTCCATGGACTGACACGAACACTACATATAGTTTAGCTACATCTACAAATGACGGTCTTATGAAGGCTAGTGATAAAGCTAAGCTTGATGGTATATCTTCAGGTGCTACAGCAGACTCTGCTATAACTACAGCAGAAATAGATGCACTATTTGTTTAATAATAACTTTAAAAATTAATTAATATGAAATTTTTAGATTTAAATGGATTAAAACATTTACTTAAATTTATGGGTAGGACTGTAAGTGTTGTTTCTGGTAACTTTCAAACTAATTCTCAAGGTAGACGTGATATTCCGTTTATTACAAATCATCAGATTATTAGTAATAATAGCTCAGGTAATATCAATGTATTTAATTGGTTTAAGGGTGCATCAGAAGGAGGTATCTTGGAGATAGTCTCCACAGGTTCTCTAGGTGGGAGCCTATATGGTATTGATGATATGAATACATCTATAATGTATAAAATGGAGGTAGTAAAACCTAATCCTCCAATATTAGATAAATGTGATAGCTTAACCCTATCGTATAATACTTATGCACGCCTAATTAAATTAGATGGAAAGCTAATAGTTGCAGATTTTATTAAAAACCAATAAAATTGTATAAATAAAATAAATTATTATGAGAAATAAAACAGGTAGAGCAAAACCAGTAACTCCTAAAGCAGGAGTTACTAAAACCTCAAGAAGATATGCTTGTGGTGGTAAACTTGAACTCTAAGTCGCTGACTTTAGAAATTTAAAAGTAAGACAATATGAAGAAGAATAAGAAACAATTACATGAAGCACTGGCTGTGCTTCTTACTAAATTATCATCGGCAAGGGACAATCCCCTGCTGATGGATAACTACGCTGTAAAAGCCTTGCGCACGGTTCTTTTGGATTTCAAGGAATCGGGCGAGCTTCACGAAGCATACAAGGAGCAGATACAATCCACGCAGGAGAGTGACAACCCCTGGGTAGCTATGATGATGAAGTCAATTGGCGCAGATCCTTCTATTAAGAAGAGTATGACCGATGAAGCCATTGATGGAATGATTGATTCTATGTTAGGGAACGATTAAAACATTTTATTATGAATGACAAGGAGAAAGAACTATGGCGAGTTATAGACAACGTAATCAAGTGTTGCGCTATTGAACTGCCGAACGGAGAGTTGAGCATTACGAGAGAAGATGTTCTTGGCAAGTCGAGAGCAGAAAACCTCGTGATGACACGATGTATGGTCGTTGAGCAGATGATACACGCAGGATTCAGCATAACGACCATTGCGACCGTATTAAACCGCACCGTTCCAGCAGTGAGACATCTTTGCAAGATGGCTTACACTTATCTCAGCACGTCTCGAGTTTATCGACTTGCCACGGCACAAGCGACCTTGCTAAACAAGGACGTTGAGCCGATTTGTGTTTAATCAAGAAACAAAAAGAAAATAACCAAAAGCGTTCTTTGACAATAATTCGATAAATACCAGTGTACTAACTTTTTTGAGCGAGCCAAAAATCAGAGTAACTTTGCAGCGGATTCCAATATTTGGTTTCCGTAACGTAATTAACTCAAAATTTTATGGCAGACACAATCGAAAAAGTCTATTGCACTGGGGACGGTGGCAATGACAACCTAGCAGCAGCGTTGCTCGCTAGAGGTAGAGACAATGATCCAGCGACTATGCTGGCAGCAATGAACGGTGGTATGGGTGGAGGTTGGAACAACCCTTTCGCCTACATGATGATGCTTGGAATGTTCCGATTCATGTACGGTGATGGTTGGAACGGACAGAACGGAAACGTTCAGCGTTCCGAAATCCAGTCTCAGATAGACAGCCTTCGCACTCAGATGAGCGACAACCACAACAGCGACTTGTTGATGGGCGCAATTCAGGGCAACAACCAGGACTTGAAGACACTTGCAGCTAACTTGAACTGCGACTTCAACGCATTGCAGTCTTCTGTTTGCGGCATTCAGGCAGGCATCCAGCAGATAAGCGGACAAGTTGGTTATTCGGCAGAGCGAGTAATCAATGCCATCTCGCAGGGTAACTTGCAGATGACCATTGCACTGAAGGACTGCTGCTGCCAGACACAGCAGAACATCATCAAGATGGGCTACGACAACCAGCTGGGGCAGAAGGACATCCAGAACTCAATGCAGCGAGGGTTCGATTTCAACAACCGCAGCATAGAGCGAGGCTTCTCTGCGCTAGGCTATCAGATGCAGCAGGACAAGTGCGACATCATCCGCTCGAACCAAGACAACACCCAGCGAGTTATCGATGTGCTGAACAATCACTGGCAGCAGGATTTGCAGCAGCGGTACAACGATGCACGCCTGGAGTTGAGCCAGCAGCGACAGAACGCTGAACTTATTGCAGCGTTGAAGACCACCACAACCACCACTGGAGCGTAGGAGGTCTTAACAAAATCTATCAAGGGGCAACTCGCTGTTCTAGCAGTGAGACCCCTTTTTGTCTATTTATCGAATTATCTAAAAAGAGCGCATTATGGAATTTAAGAATATACAGAGAAATCACCCGGTCTATCTGCTAGACAAGCAGACGGTGGAAGTTAAGGAAGGCAAGGTCGTAGACAACCAGCCGCACATCAACACTGGCATCGCAACCATTTCCAGCAGCGGACAGCCCATGCGAGACGTAACAATCGAGGTAGAGGGAAAGCAGACCATCTACACCATACCCGAACACCTCGGAGTTACCTTTGCAGGCGAAACCGTACTGGCAACCGACAAGGCAGACCTTTTGCCCGAAGTCGGGAAATTGGTAAATGAAGCCGATGAGATAATCAAGGCATACGAGCCAAGCAAGGAGCGAAAAGCCAAGGGCGAAGAACTTCTCGCAGCTTTGAACCCGGCAATCAAGGAGAAGCAGGAAACCGAAAAGCGTTTCAAGGCACTTGAGGGCGATATAAGCGGCATTCGTGGCATGGTTAAACAGTTACTCGACAAACTAGGATAGGAGGGCGCACAATGAAGAAAATTATCGTTTTGCGCCATTCTTGCGATAGCGAGGAAGAGCGACACCAGCACCAAGAGAGAGACATCATTCACGGCTTACCATACGAGAAGGCAGCAAAGGCACTCATGGGAGCCAGCGGATATGTGGCATACGTTGCCAAGCACGGCTACCACTTCACGAAGCAGCTAGCAATCAAGGCAAGCGAGCAGATGAAGAACGTAGACGGAACGAGCCATCGTTGGACGGTAGACGAAATCCGGCTGGCAACAAACAACGAGATAATCTCGAAGGGCACAACCCTCGGGGATATTCTCTATTTGGCTAATATGGCTTATGCGGACTTCTACCCGAAGGTAATCAAGACCGAGAGCGACTGCGTACAGTATGCTATTGCCGTAGCCAGTGATCCGGACGGATACGAGGGTATGGCATTCTGCAGGTGGACGGCAGACATCATCGGAAAGGGCGTTACCATTGACTGGGAGAAATTGGAATAACCAAAAAAACAAATTGATATGAGCGAAGTATTTCACGATTTTCAGGTGCACCACCTTTATTTGTGCGCCCTAGTAATTTTTATCTGTTTCGCTACAATTCTGATAGCGATGACAATTGACCTGATAGCAGGCATACAGAAGGCGAAGGAACTGCATGTTGCAAGAACTTCAACCGGATTGAAGAAGACGTGCGACAAGGCGAAGAAGTATTTCCCGACATTCGGTATTGCTTCGCTTATGGACGTGGCTACGTGTGTTATCTCTCCCTTCCCCATGTTCGCCATCGCATGGACGGTGTATCTGCTTCTGTGCGAGTTCAAGAGCATCCGGGAGAAGGCATACGAGAAGGCAGAGATACGCAAGCAAGACAGAACGATGCAGGTGATCCTCGAGAATAAGGACGAAATTGCGAAGGCGGTTGTCGAGATTATGAAGGAAGAAAGGAAGAAAGGAGGAGATAATGAGGATAACTAGAGCGCAACTTCTAAAGGTAATGCCGAATGCAGGCAGCAGGGCAGACACCTACCTTTCAATCATCAACGGATGGGCAGAGCATTTCCACATCAATACTCCTTTGCGTATGGCGCACTATCTCGCACAGATTGCCCACGAAAGCGGAGAGTTGAGATACACAAAGGAACTGGCAAGCGGCAGAGCCTACGAGGGCAGGAAAGACCTCGGAAACACCCAGCAGGGCGATGGCGTGAAGTATAAGGGCAGAGGTCTTATTCAGATTACCGGGCGAGCCAACTATCGGAAGTATGCCAATTATTGCGGCTTCGATGTTGTGGGAAGTCCCGAACTTCTGGAGCGTTCTCTGGGAGCGACAAAATCCTCGATGTGGGTATTCGACACCTTCGGCTGCAATGAACTGGCAGACAAAGACGACCTGAAGGCTATCCGCAGGAAGATAAACGGAGGGTACAATGGACTGGCAGCCTGCGAGAAGTATTTGAAGCGAGCCAAGGAAGCCCTGGAAATCAAGGTGCTTGCGCAATAAACACATCAATCAAACATTTCAAAGTATGGAAAATTCAAGAAAAGGGCGAAATTTGCGTTCTGTGGCGTTATTTCTCGCCATGCTTATAATTACCCCACTTTTGGTTTTTGGCTGTTCCTGCGCTAAATCAGCGCAAAATAACACGGTTTATCACGACAGCGCACACACCAGTGTAAGACGTGACAGCGTGAACCAGCGACAGATCCACTTGCAGGACACCCGGCAGCACGACAGCATATTCAAGCAGGACAGCGTGCTGGTGTACATCAAGGGCGACACTGTATTCAAAGAGCGGTGGCACAATCTTACGACCACCAGATGGATGACGACAACCAGGACGGACACCATCGTGGGCGACATTTACAAATTCGTGACCGACACCGTAAAGGTCAAGTATTACGTAAACCGATACAAGACCAAGGAGGTAGAGATGCCAGTGAGCACATGGCACAAGATAAGATTATTCATTGGCGATTGCGTATTGCTATTCCTGCCAATCTTTGCGGTTCGCTGGATAAATGGGCGCATCAAGAAGAGAGTTCAATAGGTTCAATCATAATATCAATTTTTAGAAGGGCAGGAAGCGCAGGAGAGCGTTTTTCTGCCCATTTTTTGTGCGAAGAACACTTTTCATTGAGAGAAAAGGGGGTAGGGGATATGAGAGTTAGATTATATTCATTCTAGCTAATGCGTGCAGGTTATTATTATATAGAGCGTGGAAAGCGTACCGAAAACAGCCGAAAGTGTACCGAAAACGACCGAAAGCGTACTGAAAACGACCGAAAACGACCGAAAATAACTGTGCTTACGACATAAACAGCCAATAAAAGTTAAAATATTAATATCTTTCGGGAAAAGTTTTGGTGGAACCGAAAAATATTAATATCTTTGCATCGTGTTTAGGAGGTAAGCACTTTAAAACATTCAGTAACTAAGCCCTAGGCAGCACGGTTAAGCCAAAGAAAAATGAAAAAGTCAAATTCAAACATTTTAGAGTTCACAACAAAGTTTATCAACTCAAACTTCCGTATTAAGGTCTTCGGACGCACTGAGGATGGCAAGAAGATAAACACACTCGTAGGAGTAAGCGGAATCTTGAAGCTCATCGGAGCAGAACTCTTCAATAAGTTTATCAAGCGAGCATTGAAGGCTGGTATGGACGCTTGCCGCTGCGCTTTGAGACGTGGACTTGTAGTTACATTGTATGCTAAGTAATCAAGGGGGGACAGAGAAATGGCAAGAGCAAAATATTACATCAAGAGCCAGATAGAAGGCGAGGAAATCGAGGAGTTGGCAAACTTTACACGCAAGGACAAGGCAGAGCAATTCTTGAACGGCTTGTTTAGGGAATATAGAAAAACCGATAATTTTTATCCTCACTGGGTACGCCAAGGTTATTTCAAGACTGAATTTGCATGCTTAGGATTGAATCGCACAACAGAGTATTGGATTGAAAAGTATTAATCAGCAGGGCGTAAGCCCTGCACAAAACAGCAAGAATATGGATACATCAAAAATGATAAAGGTAACATTGGCAAAGGTAAGAACAAAAGGTCAGCACTACTGGGATAAGGAAGGTACAGAGTACGTTTGCAGCGGTGGAGATACCGATTATTCAGTTGACGGCACTTGGTACTGGAACAGAAGAGGAAAAGGTCAGAATATCAGGGTTTTCATCGAGAAATAAGACAATTATGGAATTAGCACTTTTAAGAGCGGAAGACCGCAAGAGAAATGTTGTAGGGATAAAAGAAATTGAGTTCGACAACAAAAAACAAAGAATGATGCAAGCAAAGGCGTTCGGGCGCAACGTAAGGGCGTTTAAAGTTTACATTAGCTGGGCGACTGGCATGGAGATATATACACCTTCCGAACATTGCTTTGAGCGAATAAACAGATAACAATTTCAACTGAATTATTAACCAGCAGGGCGCAAGCCCTGCACAATATATCAAGATATGAAACAATACATTTTGAACGGCAAAAATAGCCTTGGGCAAGTTGATAGTCACATCGAAGACTACAGAACCAAGGAGATAATGGAGGAAAGGTTTTCTCGAATTAAGAAAACCTTCAGGAACAACCCATTTGCAGAAATGATGGAAGAAGGAGACCGACACTTCAAGGTTAAAATGGGTGGAGTGACATACAAGTATTACATCACGGAAAGAGAAATTTAAATTTGGCAAGATATGAAGGAATACGACAAGATACCAGCGCAAGCAGTGGTCGAGGTAACGACCAGCTGGGGAAGAACCTGCCTGCGAGAGATTGGGCGAGACCTAAAGGAAGGCACGGTGCTCGATGGCTATTATTATCCGGTAAGCAAGGCTTTCGACTTTAATTGGAAGGGAGAGGGCGCAATGCTGTGGATCGGGGACAACGGAAGACTTGTAAGTCTCGGAGAAGGACAAAAGCATAAATACATGATGCTTGGTCGTATGCTATCCGATTGCAAGTACTTCCTTCGCAACCCATACGAGCGACACCTCTATTTCCCGAGCATCGCCCGGCATTGCAAGGAAATGCGCCAGTACTGGCTTGCGTTGAATATCAAGCCGGAGTGGTTATCTTATAAGCAGATTGGCAGGCTTGAGCACAAGATGAACAGAATGAAAACGAAGTTAGATAGGCAATTTAAAAAAGACAGAAGACAATGACAAAACAAGAGTACAGAAAAGCCTTGCACGAAATCAACGTGAAGGCTGAGAACGAAAGAAGAGTACTGGCAAGAGCATTTGCTACTGAGCACAGCCCAGTTAATGTTGGCGATTATATCAGCGACCACTGCGACACGATAAGGGTTGAAAGCTGGGATGTTGTGAATGGAACCTACGAATACCCCTTGCCTTGCCTCGTATATAAAGGCAAGACCTGCAAGAAGGATGGCACGCCACGAAAGAACCCGAAGAGGTGTAGCATCTATCAGTGCAACCTATTGCGAGTAAATGGAGAACCAGTAAAGAATCACGGATATGGAGAATAATAAAAGAAACATCAAGAGAACGAAGAAGGGTGCAGGCGCAACGGTCAAGCTAGTTGGCATACAGATAGACAACGACCTGCTGCCTTTCCTCAACGCATTGCCCAACAAGTCACGATTTATCAATGATTTGTTGAGAAAGAAATTTTTTGGCAAATAATTTGGTGGTTTCAAAGGAAAAGCGTACCTTTGCATCACTGAATGTTTAAAGTGGTCTCCACTTATTACCCCAGCGACTCGACTTTTTCACAGCTGGGGTATTTTTGTGCTCTTTTCCCGATTTACCCCGAAATTCGCGTTCTGAGCCGCTTACGTGGTAAGCATGTAAAACTATCCCCGAAAACAATTTGAGCCGTTTCTGCGGCAAATTCGCAAGAAATAAGGGCTATTTTTTGTCGTACAGCACGTAATCAATAACCCTGCGGTTGGCTTCATCTACTCTCGATAGGTCTGCATTGATGTAGGTATCAGTTACCCGGACACCGAACGAGTGACCCAGCGCAAGCGACACCACGTCCTTTTGAATTCCAAGATTGAAGGCGATAGATGCCCACGTATGGCGAGCGTAGTACGTAGTAAGCCCTGGGCGCACCTTTGCGAGTTTCTTATTAATCATGACCGTTGCAACATCAACGTTCCTGAAATGCTCCGAGAAACGAAGCAGCTTCTTTTCCCCTTTGTACTTCTCGATGATTCGGAGAGCTTCGGGATGAAGGAGTATGGAGTAATGCCTGCCAGTCTTAGCCCGGTCGTATTCAAGTCTACCACGGACGATATTCTCCTTTGTCAAGGCGAACAAGTCACTCACATTGATACCAATCAGCAGGAACATCAGCAGGAACATGTCGACCAGCTCATCACCACCAGCTTCGAAGATAGAGCGGATTTCCTCAACGGACAAATCTCGCTTTTTCGTTGTCTCAAGCCGCATACTGTACCTGCGGAAAGGGTAGTTTTTCGTCTGCTCATTATCTATCGCAAGGTTGAAGACAGCAGCGACACAGAGCATCCTGCTGGTTCTGGTATTCCTAGACAAGCCCTCCTTTGCCATGAACGCATCGAAGTCTTCAAGCCAAGAGCGGTTAATCTCATCGTATGTAAGCAGAGCCGCTTTTTCTTTTCCAAGGAAAGCTTCAATCTTTGCCCAAGTATATTTATATCTGTTTATCGTGTTCTCTTTCAGATTCCTGCCCTCGTAGGCAATGAAGCCATCTCGAAGCAGGGCGACCTTTTCCCTTGCAGGCTCGGCTTCAAGCATTATTAAGTCTCGGAGTTCCCTAGCCGTAATGTCGCCACGGTAAGAATCCCTGCATTGCGCCTTCATCATCATTCTGTTGTAGAAATTAAGACGGTCAAGCAGGAAGTCGTTGATAGCATCACGATCCGGACGCTTGCGCACCTTGCAAGCCCTTTTATCCCATTCATCCTTTTTGCAGTATTGATTGAGGGATATGAAGGCAGTCCCACCATGATGGTTGACAGCAAGCCGGATGGAGAACGTACCATCCTGCCTTTTTACCCTTGTGTCTAGATATAATCTCAGTGTTGCCATAATTCCGTGCAGTTTTTGTTCAGTTTATTTTCAGCGTTAAGAGCCGCAATTGTGCAACATGGTGCATGATTGCAGCATTTTCAAGTTATCAGAGCATCAGAGAACCCCTTTAAACACTGAGAAACACAGTATAGTTGTACTTAAAATCATAATCTTTTCCTTTCTTTTTTATGTTATTATCAATGTT